GTCAACGTAAAGGGTCTTAAAGAGTTGCAGCAGAGTATGAAGGTGCTCTCGGCCAACGTAAGCAAAAACGTCCTGCGCGGAGCCGTTAGTGCGGGCGCTCAAGTAGTACGCCAGCAGGCGCGAGCAAACGCCCCGGTGATGCACAAAGCTCTTCCCAATCATCAACCCCCTGGCACGCTGAAGCGCTCGATCGTGGTGAGTTATATCCGAGAGCGCTCCAATCTCAGCCAGGCTGTGTACTACGTAACCGTGCGAAAGGGAAAGCGGTATCGCGGCCAGGGTAAAGGACAGGGAAAGTCGCAAGACGCCTATTACGGAGCCTGGGTCGAGTTAGGCCATTACTTTGTTGCCCACAAACCGTCAGGCACCACAAATAAGCAACACCGCAAAAACCAACACGCGCGGGGTGTCTGGGTGCCTGCTCATCCATACCTACGCCCGGCCTATGAGGCCAAAAAATTCGAGAGTGTTGATACGGTGAAGCAATACATCACAAACAGACTCCCTATCGAAATTGAAAAGGCCCGCCGCGCATGAGCATGTTGGAAAACTTTGCAGCTCTCGTGAGCGGCGCAACCGATGCGGGCGATCGCATCTACCCTCAGGTGGCTCCTGATGGGGTCGCCCGCCCATTCATCGTCTACCAACGGATCAATACCAACACTGAAAACGTGTTGAGTGGCAGCTCTGGACTGCTAAACACACGTCTCCAAGTAGATGTGTTTGCCGCCACCTACGCCCAAGCCCAACAAATCGCCCTCGCTATCGCCAACCTGATGGCGAGCTGGTCAACCCCCAACGTCTCCATCGTGTCCCAGGATTTTTTTGAAGACGAGGTGAAGCTGCATCGAGTGATGACTGACTACTCGATCTGGCACGACAACTAATTTTTTTCAGTCCCCCTGAACCCGCCCGCAAGGCGGGTTTTTTTTCGTCCCTCCCACCCGCTTCGGCGGGTTTTTTCGTTTCTGGAGACTCTAAATGGCTTCATCCGCTATTTCCGCGCAAGGCAGCGTCATCGCCATCGGCACTGGTTCGGGTGCCGCCAAAACCATCACCGCGATCAGTCTGGGCAACCCGACGATCATCACCTCGTCTGCCCACGGCTTTGCCAACGGTGATGTGGTGACCTTGGCGGGTCTGACAGGTGCCGATGCGGCCACCTTGAACGGCCAGGTGGTGAGTGTTCGTAACGTAACGACTAACACCTTTGCGGTGTACATCGACACCACGGGCAAGACCATCACGGCAGCGGGTACTGCAACATCGACGACGTTCACCAACATCGTCAACGTGCGCAGCTTCAGCGGCTTTGACGGCTCAGCCAGTGAGATCGATGTCACCAACCTGGACAGCCTGGCCAAAGAGTTCCGCCTGGGTCTCGTCGATCAGGGCGCTATGTCCCTTGAATTGGACTACGACAACGCCAACGCCGGGCACATTGCTCTGCGCTCCAAGCAAGTCTCGGGCATCCTGAGCAACTTCAAGCTGACGCTGCCCAACAGCAACATCATCACCTTCAACGCTTATGTGAAGAAATTCAGCCTGGCGGGTGGAGTGGATGCCGTGGCCAAGACCCAAGTTGATCTGCGCATCACCGGCGCAGTGACCAACCTGCGAGGACTTGCGCATGAGTGTGTTGTCCAAAGACCAAATTCTCGAAGCCGCCGATCTGCAATCCGTGCCCGTCGAGGTGCCCGAGTGGGGTGGCAGCGTCCTGGTGCGCACCATGACCGGCGCGGATCGAGACGCCTTCGAGAATTCCATGGTGGCCGTCAAAGCTGACGGCACCCGCACCCCTGACATGACAAACCTGCGGGCCAAGCTGGTCGCTCTCACCCTGGTGGATGAGGCTGGCAACCGCCTGTTTGAGGTGGGGGACATCCCACGCCTGGCTGCTAAGTCAGCGGCGGCGCTGGAGCGGGTCTTTGAGGCAGCCCAGCGCATCAATGGCTTGGGCCTCAAAGCTGAGGACGAAGCCGTAAAAAACTGACCAGCCAGCCAGGGCGGAGGTTTTACTTTCGCCTGGCGCTGGCTTTGGGCATGACGGTGCGTCAACTGTTGGCCCAGACCACGAGTCTGGAGCTGACAGAGTGGCGAGCCTTTTACGACCTCGAGCCTTTTGGCGACCTGGTGGCCGACCAACGCCACGGCATTGCGCAGTCTCTGGCTGCCAACCTACAACGGGACTCCAAACGCAGACCCGAGCCCTATGTGCCCGAGGACTTCATTCCTTGGCATGAAAAGCACCGCGAGCCTGCGAACCCTGACGGAAAGCTCATGAGCGACCCCGAGGCGCAAGCCGCTCTCATCAAATCTCTGTTCAAAACGAACGGTTAACACTCAAACGGACCAGCATGGCCACTTTAGGATCAGTCGTCGTCGAAATGTCGGCCAGCACGGCCAAGTTCGAGTCCGATCTGGGCCGAGCATCAGCCATGGCTGAGCGCCACATGGCGCAGATCGACAAGGCCGTTGACATGGTCAAGTCGAGTATCAAGACGCTGGGGGTGACCCTGGGCGTTGGACTCGCACTCGATCAAGTCAAAAGCAAGATCGAGGGGGCTATCCAGGCGGCTGCGGGCTTGCAACAACTCTCTGAGCGCACGGGGGCGACCGTTGAGTCGCTCTCGGGCCTGGCGTCGGTGGCCAAGCTATCCGGCACCGACATGGATTCCTTAGCCACGGGCTTGCAAAAGCTCAGCAAGGCGACCGTGGACGCCCAAAACGGGGGTAACCAGACCTCGGGCGCGTTCAAGGCGCTGGGCATCTCGCTGGAGTCCCTCAAGGGCAAAGGTCCCGAGGAAGTGTTCAAGACCATTGCGCTGCAAATGGATCAGTACCGGGATGGGGTTGAGAAAACCACCATCGCCCAAGCCCTGATGGGCAAGGGTGGGGCCAACCTGCTGCCAGTCATGAAGGACTTGGCTGTGGTGGGCGAGTACCAAGTCAAGATCACCACCGCACAGGCTGAGGCGGCAGACGCCTTGGAAAAGAACCAGATTCGACTGGCTGCCAGTTCCAGCGCGATATACAAAATCATCGCGATGGAGTTGGTGCCCGTGATGAATGACTTCGTCATGGCCTTGATTCAGATTCAAAACTCGCAGGACGGCCTCAAAAAGTCAGTCCAGCAGTTGGCCAGCGAGGGCAAGATTCGCCAATGGGCTCAGGATGCGGCCATCGCGGTGGGTACGGTGGTTGAAGCCTTGCTCGGTTTGGTGAAGGTTGTCTCAGCAGTGGTGGGCAGCTTCCAGGTGGTGATCGCTGAGTCAAAGGTGGCCATCGAGTTCTTGAAGCACCCCATCGACTCGATGACCGGCAACAACGAGGGTTTGAAAAAGACTCTCGACGAGCGTGCCAAGCTACTGGCCGATGTCAACAAGCGATATGCGGCTCTCTTGGATGACGGCACCTCGATCACCACGGCGCTTCGCAAACAGTTCGACAGTGCGAACAAGCAAGAGGGCACGGGCGAGGCGAAAAAGCCCAAAAAGGACTTAGACGCCTCTTTGCTGGGCAATAACAACCTTCTCAAAGACGACCCGTACAAGAAAATTCTCGACGGCAAGTTGCGTGCGCTCGATGACTACATTGCTGCCGAAAACCGGCTGTTGAAGACCCGCAGCCAATACCTGGACCATTACCAAGGGCTGGAGCTGCTCACGGTGCGTGACACTGAGACTCGCAAGCTCGAGCTGATCGTCGAGAACCGCGAGAAGGTCCAAAAAGCCTACGACGACGAGATCAAGATCGCCGACGATGCCATGCGTCGCCGGGGAGCCACGCAATTGCAGATCGCGGATGCGGAAAACCGGCGCAATGAAGCTATGCGCAAAAAAGCCGCAGCCGAGATCGAGTCGAACAAAGAGATCACCGACTCGATGATGCGCTTGGCAGCGGTGCAGCAACGGTTTGACGTGGGCACGCGGGAGAAGCTGCACCAAGACGAGCTGGCCAACAGCAACGCGCTGTTTCAGATTTCCGTCATGGGTAAAACCACCCTGGAGGTGCTGAAGCTCAGCGCCGCACGGCAGATTGATCTGGACTTGCAAGAGCGCATCCGACAGTTGCGCAAACTCGACCCCAACGCCGACACGAGCCAAGCGGTGGCCAATGCGGCCATGCAAACGGCCAAGGCGACCTCGCTCATCGAGACCGCTTACCGAAAGCAACGCGAGGCCACCTTTGGCGCGAGCGAAGCGTTCCGCAAATACCAGGAAGACGCCGAAAACGCCGCCGCTCACGTTGAGAATGCGATGACCCATGCCTTCCAAGGTATGGAAGACGCACTGGTCAAGTTCGTGATGACGGGAAAGCTGAGCTTCACCGACTTGGCCAACTCCATCGTCGCAGACATTACCCGCATCATTTTGAAGCAAATGATCGCCTCCTCCATTGGGGGCGGTGCGGGCGGCGGGGTGGGGTGGGCTACTTCCCTGGCAGGGTCTGCCCTTGGTATGGCCTTTGGCACGGCGGGCACCGCTGCCGTGGCCAGCTCCATGGGGGGCAACTCCCTGGACAACATGATGACGCTGACCAAGGGGTTTGGCACGGTACCTGGTCGTGCAGCCGGTGGCCCGGTGCAGGCCGGTGGTCTGTACCAGGTGAACGAGCGTGGACCTGAGATGCTGAGCGTTGGCGGCAAAGAGTATCTGATGATGGGCGGCCAGGCTGGCAGCGTCACGTCAAACAGCTCAGGCGCTCGAGCAACCCCTATCGTCATCAACAACCATTTCGCCACAGGCACCGATTTGCGCACGATTGACCAAGCGGCGACGCAGATCGGTCAGCGGGTGCAACGCGCCATGGCTAGGAGCTTTTGATGGCTTTCATCGAGACGCCTCGCTTTCCCACCACGATCTCGTACCACTCCACGGGCGGCCCGGTTTGGAAAACCCAAGTCGTACAGACATCCAGCGGTCGCGAGCAGCGCATCCAGACCTGGCAGGACGCCATGCGGCATTGGGATGCCATGAACGGGGTGCGCACCGACACGGAGCTCGATCAACTGCACGCCTGGTTCATGGTGGCCGGGGGCATGGCCAACGGGTTCCGCTGGAAAGACCCCAAGGACTACACCGCGACCTCTGCCAACGGCACCGGCATTGTGAACACGACCGGCCTGGGCAACGGAACAGCTTCGGGGCAGCTTTATAAAAAGTACACCCTCGGCTCCAACACCTACGCCCGCAAGATCACCAAGCCGGTCTCGGGCACGGTGGTTGTCAAGAAAAACGGCGTGACCGTGGCCTTCGGGTCCAGCTCTGGGCAGTGTCAGCTCGACACCACCACGGGCGTCATCACGTTCTACGGGACCGCCCCCACCATCACCGACACCCTCACCTGGACGGGCGAGTTTGACGTGCCGGTGCGGTTCGATACCGACAAATTCAGCGCCAGCTACGAAGACATCAACGCCAGCAGCGTCTCGCTGCCGGTGGTGGAGATTCGCGTATGAGAAGCGTCTCTACTGCGTTGGCGACCCACCTGGCGGGTGAGGTGGTCACCCTGGCTACCCTGTGGAAGATTGTTCGCACCGACGGCCAGGTCTTCGGCTTCACCGATCACGACCAGGACATCACGGTGGGCGGACAGACCTATCTCAGCAGCGGGGGGCATACCTCCTCGGCCATCTCCTGGTCGTCAGACCTTGCCAACTCCAACCAGGAGGTGACAGCGGTCTTTGACAACTCAGCCATCACCGCCTCTGACGTCAATGCGGGCCTGTGGGATTTCGCAGCGGTGACCCTGTACTTGGTCAACTACGCCGACCTCACCATGGGCACGCTCCCCTTGACCACGGGCGTCTTGGGCCAGGTGACCTTGAAGCGTGGCCAGTACGTGGCTGAGCTGCGGGGCCTGGCGCAGTTGCTGGACCAGGAGATTGGTGAGCTCTACTCGGCCACCTGCCGGGCGGAGTTTGGCGACAGCAAGTGCAAAGTCGATCTCGGCCCCTTGACCTTCACCTCGACGGTCACCTCGGTTACCAACAAACGGGTCTTCGGGGCTTCGGCGCTGACCCAAGTGGGGCCGACGCTTAGCTACACTACGACCCCCTATACGGTCTCCAGCAGCTCGATCTACGTCATCACCCCAGTGATGCCTCAAGGCGGCACCTGGGTTTCCAACATCCAGGTCAAAAAAGCCCAGACCGGCGAAGTGATGACCCTGGTGGGCTCCAGCCCGGTGAAAGGGCAGTACAGCGTGAGCGCCGGGGTCTACACCTTCTCGGCACTCGATGTCGGGCTCACGGTAACCTTTGAGTTCAATTACTCGCAGGGGTTTTTCACCTACGGCAAGGTCACCTGGCTCACCGGGGGCAATGCAGGCTACAAGATGGACGTGCGCAAGTTCTCGCCGGGCTTGGTGACGTTGGCTCTGCCTATGACCCACGACATCACGGTCGGTGACACGTTCACGATCGTGGCCGGGTGTGATGACACGCTCACCACTTGCAAGACGCGCTACAACAATTTCGTCAACTTTCGTGGTGAGCCCTATTTGCCGGGCAACGACCGCGTACTGCGCAATCAGGCGTCATGATGGCCACGGGACTGGATGTGGTGCGCGTAGCTCGCACCTGGCTCGGCACGCCTTATCACCACCAAGGGCGTGTCAAAGGGGCCGGGGTCGATTGCATGGGACTGTTGATCGGCGTCGCGAGCGAATTGGGTCTGAGCGATTTCGACGTCACGGGTTACAGCGGGCGGCCCAACGGTGACACGCTGGTACGCGGCTGCAATGAGCACATGACGCCCATCACCCTGGAGCAATTAAGCCCGGGGGATGTGCTGCTCTTTAAGTTCGAGGCCCACGCCGGGCACTTGGGCATTTTTGTCGGGGACAACGCCCTGATCCATTCATACCTACCCCGTCGCAAGGTGGTCGAGCACAGTCTCGATGCTCAGTGGTGGGCTCAAGTGGCGGGCCAGTACCGGCTGCCTGGAGTGATCTGATGCAGTTGGCAATGTCAGTTGTCGGAGCCACGATCGGTTTTGTCGTCACAGGCGGCAACCCGGCGGGCGCTCAGTGGGGCTGGATGGCAGGCACCCTGGCTGGGGCAATACTGTTTCCCCCGCACGTCGATGGTCCTCACATGGGCGACCTCAAGGTGCAGGGCAGCACCTACGGACAGCCCATCCCCGTGCCCTATGGCATGAGCCGCATGTCAGGCAACGTGATCTGGGCCGCTGACCCGGTGGAGCACTCGCACACGCAAGGCGGCAAAGGTGGCCCCGAGGTCACCACGTACAGCTATTCCGAGTCCTTCGCCGTGGGTATCTGCGAGGGTCCGATCGTTGGCGTGCGCCGCATCTGGGCCAGCGGCAAGCTGATCTATGACATGACGCCTGGGGCGACATCTGACAACGTAGCGGCCAGCGCCATGATCGCCGCGCCGGGGCTCAAAATCTACCTGGGAGACGAGACCCAAGTCGCCGACCCCACCATGGAGTCGCACCTGGGGGTGGGGAACGTCCCCGCCCATCGGGGCATGGCCTATGCGGTTTTCACCGACCACGACCTGACCCCCTACGGCAACAACCTGCCGATGCTTTCGTTTGAGGTGGTGACGGCTGCGCCCGCGACTTGGAGCGATCAACTGGTGGCCACCTGGTCCGTCAGCTCCACACTGGGGACGTTTTTCTCTGCGCCGTACCTTGATCCCAACAACCTCCAGGCCATGGCTTGGGGTTATTACCTGGGTTTCACCAATGTCAAGCGGGCCACGATCACGCCTTACGGTGTAGCCCCCGACGGGACGCTGAGCATCAGCAACCCCGGCGACTTTCCGCTCAAGGGGCGAAGTGATACCCCTGGCGCACTGGTCGGAGGCGTCAGCACTCTGAATTGGTACGACTATGAGGGGGTCAGTCACCCGACGGCTATCCCGAATCAACCCGTTGCGGCAGACGGGAGTGGTTTCGTCAAAGTTGGCAACGTGATCTGGGCGACATCGAACTCAGCCGGTGGCCCTTACAACATCTATCGAGGCGAGATCGATACCGCCAACCTGGTGACCTCTAGCACCACTGGAGCCTTCGCCATATTAGGCGTCTCTGCCAGCTATCTGTATGTCGCCAACACTAGCGGCACGATCTATCGCTACAACAAAGACACGCTCGCACTCATTAGCACCGTGATGGCCTCGAGCGTGACGGGCATCAGTACGGGCCAAGTAGTCAACGATACGATTATTTATGTGTCTGTCTACGGCACAGGCATTTATAAATTGGATTTGGTTGCGGGGACCACCACGCCCATGGGCATGTTCAGCTCTGTCGTCAGCCCCCATTCGTTTTTGGTGGTCAACGATCAGATTATTTTCTACACCTGGCGTGACCTTGATGGGCTGAGGTTGAGCATGCTCCACCAGGCGCTGGACTCAGACGGCGTGCCTTTGTCCACGATCGTGAGTGACATTTGCACACGGGTGGGCCTGCAAAGCAGCCAGTTCAACGTCGCTCAGTTGTCGGACAAGGTGCTGGGTTACACGCTCTCCACCAGGTCGTCCGCCAAGAGTTTCATACAACCACTGATGGCGGGGTATTTTTTCGACGCCACCGACACCGATGCCAAGCTCAAATTTGTAAAGCGCGGCGGCTCTTCTCTCGTCACTATCCCAGCGAGCGATCTGGGCGCTGCCAACGATCCCAGGAGCGAAGAGGGGCTCAACCCGCTCATTGCCATGCGCACGATGGAGCTGGAGCTGCCCCAGGTGGTGGAGGTGACGTACTTCGGCTGGCAAAACAACTACGAAAGCGCCACTCAGCGGGCGTTCAGGATGGTCACCTCATCGATGCAAAAGTCCTCGATGCAGTTGCCGGTGGTGTTGCAAGATCAAGAGGCCCGCCAACGCTGTGAGCTGATGCTGTGGAGTCAGTGGACCGCCCGCAATCAGTTCAACTTCACGACGACGCTGCAATATCTGAAATATGAGCCGAGCGACGTGGTGACGGTGACCGATCCCGACTCGGGCGACACCTTCACGGTGCGCTTGACCAAGTGTGAAAACAACGGCCAGGGCCAACTGAAATGGACGGCGCTCAGCGAAGACCCCACGATCTACACCCTGAGCGAGGCGGGGGTGGCAGGATACCCCGGTTATTCAACGCAGACGGTGGGCTACGCGGGCCCCACCAAGCTGGTGGTGCTGGATGTGCCGCCGCTGCGCGACACCGATACGACGCAAAAACTCTATGTCGGGGCCTGTGGCTACGCCAGCAACTGGCCGGGGGCCACGGTTCAACTTTCTCGCGATGGGGGATTGACCTACACCTCGGCGCTCACCATGACCACTGCCGCCACGGTGGGGTTCACCACCACGGCGTTGACTAATTTCACAGGCGGTAATAAGCCCGATGAGTTGAGCACCGTGACCGTGGAGCTACTCAACGGCACGCTCAGCAGCACAACCGGCGCGGGGCTCTATGCAGGCACCAACGCGGCGATGATTGGCAACGAGTTGGTGTTTTTCCGCGATGCCACCTTGATTTCGGCTTCAACCTACCGCTTGAGCGGCTTTTTGCGTGCCAGGCAGGGTACGGAGTGGGCAATGTCCACCCACGCAGGGGGCGACCTCTTTGTGCTGCTTTCCAGCGCCAGCCTGGCCACCGTATCGTTGCAACTGGCGGACCTTGGCAACACCTTGAAATTCCTGCCCATCACGCTGGGGCACGCCGCCAACTCAGCCAACGCGGTCTCCGTGACGGTGAGTGACGCGTGCGTGCGGCCTCTGGCTCCCAGCGGCGCGGTGGCCTTGCCAGGCTCAAGCAGTTCCACGAGTGACATCACGCTCAACTGGACACGCCGCGCCCGAGTCAACGCCGCCTGGTTGAACGGCACTGACGTCCCCTTGGACGAGTCTTCAGAGAGCTACCAGGTCCAGGTCTTCAGCGGCTCAACCTTAAAGAGAACCGTCACCATCACCGCAGCCCAGACCTGGGTGTACAGCGCGGCCAACA